AAGTGTAGTCAAACATTGAGTAAAGCTCATGTTGCTTTTGCTTTCTTCGCTTGGCTCTTCCGTCTTTATGTCTTTGATACTCTTCTGGACACATTTCAGATACTGGTTTAGTCATTATATTAAACCCTGTTCTTTTAAATACACCTTCTGCGTACAGATGGTAAAGTCATACTCGACGTCAATGTTCTTTTCTAAAAAGTCTCTGTAGCGTGTAGCAGGTAGGTCTGCATAGGCTTCACAGTCTACCTGTAACACAACGTAAGAGTCTTTCGGTGTTCCTTTGTGGAATTGTATTACGTATTGGTTCATATCTTCTCTGACAGCGCCCTAGTGATTGCATCCGTTATTGCATCGTCAAGATGTTCGTCTTTACCACATATAAAGGTCTGTTCAGTTGAGATACCTACCATCTTAATCTGAATGACATGACCGTTAGCTACCTTTGTTACTTTAATTGATTCTATATAATTGTATTCTTTCATGTTAACGACCCTCTCAATTCTGTGTATCCACCTATATACTCTAACCCGTCTTCTGTCTGCTTGAATATCTGCGGTACAGTGCGGAATGGTTTACCTGCTACGCTTTGTAGTCGTTCTTTGTCCTGTGCTGTGAGTGTACTAACGTCTGTGTAAGTGTAGTCTTCTTCTTGCCTGTCTAGTAAACGTGTCGCTTCGATACAGAAACCACAACCTTTACTGCCATATACTTCATACATATTCATAATCCTATTAATCCCCAACCATGGTTTGCTATTGCGTTTGCGATAATGAAGAGGCAGGTGACTACCTCTAGCACTATTATGGTATTTCTTACTACCCTTGGCAGCTTATGCACTCTTCGTCGTCTCCTTCAAAGTCTTTCAAGGCGTTGCGTACAACCTGCTGTCCTACGTTATCCGCTGTCTTGCCTGCTGTTGTCCGTAAGTAGTACAATCCTTTCAGCCCTTCCTTGTAGGCTTTCAAGTGTACTGAGTTTACGTAGCCCTTGTCAGCTCCTGACGGGAAGAACAAGTTAACACTCTGACCTTGACATATAAACTCTTGTCGTTTAGCTGAATGCTCAACAACCCAAGCTTGGTCAAGCTCAAAAGCCGTCTTAAACACAGCCTTGTCATGGTCTGATAAGAAGTCTAGGTGCTGTACTGAGCCATCGTTAGCTAAGATACTATCCCATGTTTCTTCATAGTCCTTGTTAAGGCTGTACAGCACCTTCTCTAAATACTTGTTCTTAATCGTGTGAGCACCTGCTCGTGTACGGTGTACATACATGTTACTCTTCAAAGGCTCTATAGACGCTGTACATCCACATATAATACTAGAATTAGCATTAGGAGCAATAGCGAGTAGATGAGCATTTCGAACCCCCGAGCCAACACCATCAGGACATTCACCACGTTCTTCCGCCAACTTCTGAGTTTGTGCCTGTGCCTGCTCTTTAATACGCTTAAACATCGAGTAGTTTGCCGAAGTTGCTTCCCAACTCTCCCACGCAATACCTTTAGACTGTAAGTAACCATGAAAGCCCATAGCCCCGATACCAATAGAGCGTTCACTATAGGCTGAGAAACGTGCCTTGTCCAACTCTTCTGGCGCATGTGCAATAAACTCCGTTAATACATTGTCTAAGAATGTGGTTAAGTCAGCTACCATCTCGCTGTCTTTCCACTCGTCAAACTTCTCAAGGTTTACACTAGACAGGCAACAGACTGCTGTGCGTTCCTCGTTAGTGGCTAAGTGTATCTCGTTACACAGGTTGCTACCATGAATCTTCAACCCTAGTTCTTTTTGGAAGTCTGGTAAAGCCTCATTAGCTGTGTCAATGAAGTTAATGTACGGGCTACCTGTCCTGAACCGAGCTTCTAAGATACGTTGCCACACCTCTCTAGCCTCTACAGTGTCTGTTACTTCTTTGGTGTGTGGGTCTTTTAACTGCCACTGAACACCGTTAACAACTGCTTCCATGAATGCGTCTGTCACGTTCACAGCGTTGAACAGGTTAAAGCATTTGCGGTTGATATCTCCACCTGTAGGTAGCTTGAAGTTAACAAACTCTACAATGTCTGGATGGTCGCAATCTAAATAGGCTGCATAGCTACCTTTACGTGTCTTGCCTTGCTTGTAAGCTGTCATCTGCCCGTCAGTTACTTTAAGCATTGGCATCACACCGACAGACTTCTCTGTCACACCTCGTACACTAGACCAGTGACCACCTACACCGCCACCCTTAACAGATAGCCACGCTGTTTCTGCATGGTGTCCTATCAAGCCTTCTAAGCTGTCTCCAACGTATGAAAGGAAACAACTGATTGGTAGTGCTTTGTGTTCTTTGGTAGGTAGTGGTGCATTACTAAGGATTGGTGAGCTAAACATAAACCAACCTTTCGATACATAGTCATAGATGCGCTGTGCTAGGCTTGTATCACCTGCGCTATAGGCTACTGCAGCTCTAGCATACGCTTCCTGTGGACTCTTCTCGCTGTCTAGCATGTAGAAGTCTTGTAACAATGTCAACGCCTGTGGTGTTAGCGTCGTGTCACGATTGTAATCTACGTTAATCCCATGAACTTGTGTCATCTTCTATATCTCCTGCTAAAGCGTCATATTGTTCTATTATTCTATCTTCAAAAGCTTCAACAAGCAGCTCACTGTTAATCTCTAATATTTCTAACAGGGTTACTTCGTCTATGCGTTGTAGTTTGTCTTTCAACTCTTCAATGGTTAGTGTCATTAGAACACCTGTCTCATTTTCTGCAAGTAATGAATAGCCTTGTCAATGTCTGCTACACCACCCTTCTCCTGAAAGCGTGACACATACTTAATCACATTACCTTGCAGATAACCGATGAAGGCTTCACAGCTCATCATGCTTTCCATGTACTCCCAAGGCTGTATCGGCAGGTTGTAATGGTCTGGACACTTCTCATTCGGGTACTGGTTCTCGTCGTAGTGCAAGCCGTCGTTGCCGTTCTGTCCAATAACATCCATTCGTTCTTCTAATGCGTCTTTTAAGTTTGCTTCGGCTACATAGCGTTCCCATTCTTTATTCCTACCGTATTTGTCGTTGAGTTCATCCAAGTGCTTTAGCATGTCTTCTTCATTTATGTATTCACCATCTTCATTCATAATCAATCCTTAACAAATACACCGTCAACCATCTTACCGGTACGGTCTTTAATATCATTGTACGCTACTTCAAGACACTCTTCAAGCGTTGTGTAGTTACGTTCACATAGGTTAATCATAACCACTAGCATGTCGCCTATATCATCTTTGAAGTCTGTACCTGCCATGATGTTGTCTTGTAGCTCACCTAACTCTTCAACAAGCTTGATAAACTGTGCTTTGTCTGTTGAGCCGTCTATCAGGTTACGGGCGTAGTGCCATTCTTTAACCTTGTTAATTAGTTCATTCATGATTTTAAGAACACCTCCATGGTTGGTAGTTTTTCAAGGTCTGCTTTGTACTGAACAGCTATGTAGTCTGCTAGTCTTGTTGCGCTACGGTAGTGTTGCTCTGCTTTCTTTAGATAGTGTCCTTCACCTACGTCATAGGTGTTAACGGTTGACATGTTTTTAAATGTCTCTGCTAAGGCTAATTCGCTGTAAAAAGCCTGTATCGTTCTAATTCTTTTTTGTAAGTCTGGCATTCTTTCTTTCCTCTGCTGTCTTTTTCTTGTGACATTCTTTACATAACAACTGTAAGTTATCAACTTCACAGAACAAGTTTTCTACAAAGCTAGGCAGGTCTTCATATTTTAACAGACTGCCTGCAGGTTTGATATGGTCAACTTGTACGTCTTTACCTTTGAATGTTTGTTTACATTCTTCACAATCATATTCAAACTTAGTGCGCTTGTCGCTGCCTGAATAAGGCTTTTGTCTACTCTTTAAGAACTGATGCTTTACTGGATAACGACTCCACGCCTGTCTTAATGCTGAACGAATGAAAGAGAAGTAACGTGACTCAGTCCATGTGTTGTTTGCTCTGGTCTTTTTACCTCTCATATCCAACCCTCACGTTTAGCATAAGCTTCGAAATCGTCATCGTCTGTTCGTAGCATGTACAGCAAATGACCATTCTCAACAGCCCTGTCAAGTCCTAGATGTTCTACAATACAATCCCAACGTTCCTTGTTGTTAAGCTCTTCCAGTAGCTTTTGCGACTTCTTATCCCCTATTCCATGGACGCCTTGTATGTTGTCAATCCTATCGCCTGTCAGAAACTGCTTAAAGAATCTCAAGTCTGCTTCGTCCTGTTCCATGTAGTACATGTCTTTCTTAACAAAGTTGTAATGCCAACCAACTACTTGGTCTAGGTCTTTGTCAAGGGTAACAATTACTGATGCATCCTTGTCTTCGAAGTTGTTGGTTAGTTCGTGTTGGCGAATTGCTAGTTTATCATCTGCTTCTATGTTGTCTGACACTACAGCGTCCCACTTGTCAACTAAATGTTTGCGGATTGCTTCGTAGTGTGTAGGCTTGGCAGTACCTTTGCGGTTGCCCTTGTAAGGTAGTGTAACTGCTTTATCATATCGAAAGTTACCTTTACCTGTAAGGTGCATCTCCCATTCAAAGACTTCTGGTAAGTCAAACAAGAATAGGTTTTCCACAAACGCATCAACCTTAGAAAGCGCATAAGGCTCAGTGTCATCATTGCTCACCGAGCCAACTCGATAGACTAGAATGTCGCTATCGACTAGAGCAATCATTAGAGAACGTCTAGGTCATCGTCAACACCTGCTCCGACACCTTCTGGATTGTATTCAACAAGCTTGGTAACTACTAGCTTGCTTAGTTGTGGGAAACGTCCGTATTTGTTTTCGTAGTAGCTGATAGTAGCAATGGCTTCTGAACTATTACCAACTGTACTACCGTCAATCTCAGCGCCTGTGCTGTCAAAGACTCGAATAGGCTGAACAGACTTACAAGTGATTTTACTACCCATACCTTCTTTATCATAGACTTTCATACCCAAGCCCTTGATAGCACCAATAGCTTTTTCTGATAGTTCAGCTAGTGATACTTCATACTTAGGGTTGTCTGGATTGAAACGGTCGTTAGCGACTGTTAAGTATGGGTACATGATAGTTGCTTTGATTTTTAATGTATCTGACATAATAATTTT